ATGTGAGAGACGCACTTATTAAAAAAGGTATTACATTTGTATTGGTATATCCAAACAGAGACATCAAAGATGAATACATCCAACGATACAAAGACAGAGGAAACAACGATGCGTTTGTTGACTTATTGGAAAAAAATTGGGATACTTGGATGGACGAGATGGACCAAATGGAAGCACCAAAAGGTCAAACGTTATACAAAGTTAAATTAGGTTCAGGTCAGTACTTGACAGATGTAATTGATTAAGGAATAAGATGGAAAATGGAAAACAAGGAGCATTTCCTAAACGAGCAGACGGAGCTCCACAAACTGGATTAACCAAACGCGAATACTTTGCTGGATTGGCTATGCAGGGTTTATTGACAAGATTTAAGCAAGAAGATAAGGCGGAGACATGTCTCACTATTTTTGAGCATAAAAGAATAGCTGCGGAATCAGTTATAATGGCAGACAATATACTTGAAGCACTTAACAGACCTAAATCAGAATAACATGGAAAATGTTTTTATTGTATTAGCGATATTTGGGTTTATAATAACTGTTGTTATGATGGACATGGTTTTTTTCAAAGACTTGATTGTAGAATTAAAAAAACATTCAAAAATTAATAAATCAGAATAGAATGGATCAGAAATATCTAGAGGTAAGAATTTTTCCGAGCGGGAAAATCACCATTGTTAAATGCAAGAAAGATTATATTGATTACACAGGAGGTGATTTATACAGTGTTTACAAAGGCAATCGAAAAAAGCCAATCTCTTACGATTATTTTGTAACGACAGAAAGTAGGTTTGAAAAAGATTGTAAGAAGCACTTTGGCAAGATGTTGAGAAAAATTGAAAAAGAGTTCGATCTTCTGTATAAAAAGCATAATTCAATTAATAACATCATACTAAAAATTCACGGATACGATGACGGCAGTAGAAGAATTAATTAAAGAAATGGAACAACTAAAAGATACTAAACTCTATCAAGGTAGTTTCAAAGCAATAGAGGATTGCATTCATTTAGCTTATGCAAAGTTGGAGTTGGAGGAAGAGCAGAGGATAGAGTTTGCGTGGCATTACACCGTTTTAACTAAAGAAGAACTTAGACAAGAATTAATAGCATTTAAACAACAAGATCAATGAGAAGAAATACAAAAAGATTATTGGGGGGTTATTTCTTTACTTTATTCGCATTACCTATGTTGTCTGAGTTAACAAAATCTTCTGAAAAAGAAAGCGAAAATAGAAAAAATAAAAACAGCCAATTACCAGATAATTCAGAACATGAAAGAAAATACAGTTTGGCAGATATTAAAAATGCTTTACACAGTGTAGAATTAAAAAAAAATAAAAACTATTTTAAAATTTGGAAAGGCATGGAAGAATGGTTTGATAAACTTAAACAACAAGAAATATGAAACAAGAATTTGTGCCTTATGAGTTGGCGTTTAAACTCATATATGAACTCGGATTTAAAGAAAATTGTTTAGCCACAATAGATGAAATAGGTTATTTACATATAAAAGGAACTAAAGCATCACCACATGGCGCTATTCTTTATGATATTGTTGATTGCCCAACATTTTCTCAAGCATTTAGATGGTTTAGAAACCAGGGTTTTTTTGTCAGTTTTTCCACCCATAATTATAATATTCATGATTTCTATATTAAATGGTCAATGCCAGAAAGCACCACTCTTTCAGAATCAATTCTTTCAGATGCTTATAATACGTATCAAGAAACAGAACTTGCTTGTCTTGAGAAACTTATTGAGATTCTAGAACGTAAAGGGGCTTATGTAACCCGTGATCGAAAAAAATAAATAAATATTTTTTTGTTGAATAACATCTGATATATTATTTCTTGTATATTTGTACAATAATATTAATCATTTAATAAAAATAGTATGCAAACTAAAACAAAAAAACAGAATCAAGTGAAATGGTATTCAGTTGATGCAAAGAGACCAGCAGATGGTCAGAAAGTGGCTTTTAAACCACTATTGGATGACTTTGACGTTGATGATATAACCTATGAGGGTATATACATTAAATCGGAGGATATGTTCTTTATCGGTTTTGAAGATGAAGGGGATTTCTTGTTCTCTTTTGGGGTTTCATTTTGGAAAACAATTTAATACCATATATATGAAAGCTGCAATTAAACAACAGATTGAAGAAATTCAAAAATACTTTCTTTTCAAAGTATCCACAGGTGAGTATAAAATTGCTAAAAGCAATGAGAATTTTATTACCATTATGATTGATGGTGAATTTTTATTCAACATTTGGGTGGGTAATGGATATAAGTATTGTGATTTTTACAAATACTCCGTAGAGGAGGAGCATTTCATTTCAATGCCAGAACTAAGTTTGGATCAAAAATTAGTTGTATGGGAAACATTGAACAAAAAAATCAACCACGAAAATTTACCAAACGTTTCAATTCAAGATTTAATTCATCAATATAATAATTCTATTTAAGAATATTTATATTTGTAATTCAATAAAAAAAATAAGTATGCAAAATCTCTATTGGTTCACCGGGCAACCAGGTGCTGGAAAAACAACTTTAGCACAACTTCTAAAATTGAAATTAGAAGAAGATTTTAGTTTCAAGAAAATTGTCATTTTAGATGGTGATGAAATACGTGAATTATTCAACAATCAAGATTATTCCATTGATGGCCGTAAAAAGAACGTGGAATTGGTTCAGAACTGTTGCCGTTTCTTGGTTAAGAATGAAATCGTTGTTATCGTTTGTATGGTTTCTCCATTTTCGAATCAAAGAAGCCAAATTGTCAAAGAATTAAATGGCGTTGAAATCTTTGTTGAATGCATAGAAGAACGTGGTCGTGAACAATTTCACGTTGATTATTTTGAAGAGCCATCTTACACAAATAATTATCAATCAATTAGTATTAACACATCGTACAAAAAAGACGAAGAATCATTTAAATTATTATGGAAAAAATTATCGTAAAAGCTGCAAATAAAACTGCAGGTTCAAAAAAGTATGCATTGTACATTGGTCGTTGGCAGCCTTGGCATGAAGGACATCAATGGTTAATAGACCAACAATTACAAAAAGGTCAACCAGTTTGTATCGCTATTCGTGATGTTGAAATTGATGAAAAAAATCCTTGGTATGCTACTGCTATTCGTGATTCTTTGAATGAAAGATTTGCTAAAGAAATAACACTTCGTAGAATCAAAGTGGTTATCATACCAGATATTGATTCAATAAATATAGGTAGAGATGTAGGTTATGATATTATTGAATATATTCCATCAGAAGAAATAGCAAATATTTCAGCAACAAAAATTCGAGAACAATTAAAACAACAAGAACAATGACAACAAAAGAAAAAGCACAAAAGTATTTAGATGATAATTTTAGTGTCATCCATGATAAAGAAGATGTGTTATATGCAATGATTGGATTTGCTAAAGAAATGGAAAAGCAGAAAAAAAAATTAGTAATTGGTAATTCAACTAAATCAACTGCAAATAGTTACCCTCAAGGAACTACAATAACAAACCTTTAAACAACAAGAACAATGAAAAAACAACTAACAGAGTCATTTAATGACCCGCAATTAAAAGAAAAATTGCTCAGCAAAATTCGTGAATTTATTGAAAATGAAACAACCGAATTCGCAACAAGTCAATTTCACATAGACAATTCTTCATTTTCATTGTATGCAGATAACGGCAATGGCAACATCATGAAAAGATTTGTTATAAGAATTGAAGAACAATCAACAACTATTAACCAACAAGAACAATGAAAGAAGAATTTGTAAAGGGTATTTTACTTGGAGTAATAGCATCTGCTTTAATTCAAAGTTTACTAATATTTACAATCTTAATCAACCTTTAAATAATAGTAAAAATGAAACAGATCAAAAACAAACCAATGAAAAATTATGCCTATCCTATTGGGGATTTTTTAAGCGGATTTTCTGAAGATTCTAAAAATCCATGTGGTTATGAACTCGAATGCCAAAGAATGGTAATCAGAGGGGTTCAGTATCTTGATGACAACCAAAAAATTTTTGATATCGTAGACATAGGCGGTGTAAAACTTGGAGATAAAATACTCAAACCTCTTATTGACTATATGTGTCTACATGAAGATGACCCCCACAACTCAAGAGGTCAATCAGGTGCAATGGTAGAACATTCTGTAAGAATTGCTTTTTTAGCAAAAAAGATGGGTTGGGAAACCTACATTGAAAAGATAACTGAATCCAATATTGATTATAACATCTATCAAGAATAAGAAAAATGAAAAAACAAACATTTAAAATTCGTTACAATACAGCTGCAACATCTGATAAAAATTGCTGGAGAGTTATTGCTGATGGGAAAGAATTTTTGGTTGATGGAATTTCTGTTACAGGAAATGTAACTACAACAAAAGATTTCATCGAAGATATTAATCAATTCAAGTATCACATTACATGCACAGGTGTTTTAGAAATTAAAGACAATATTGCATACATAACCAGTTTATAAATCAGAATTAAGAATTCTTTTAAATAATTTAAACTAAAAAAGCATGAATAAGGTAAAATATGTCATTGTAGATGGATGCGCTATTGTATTCTCAGAAGCAATTACTCATAGTGATATGGTTCGTTATGGCAAGAAAGCTGAGGGAGCAGGATTTGTCCATTTTCATAAAGAAGTCGACCATGATGGAGATCCCGTTATAGTTGCAAAATGTTATGGTAAATCTATATCATTAGGTGTTGATTCAAGAGAAGAAGATTCAATGATTGTGACACAACAAATATGTAAATAGTAAGCTATGAATTATCAAATTACCAGAATGATGAATTGGTGGAGTAAGAAATCATTCTCTCGAGACAAAGGCGGTTCATTTAACTTACAACACTATTTGAAAGTTTGTGAATACAAAATGAACAATCCGGAAGATCCACAAAAAATAAAATCAATTTATGAAATACGAAGTTCTCAAAAGCATTTGGTTTAATAAAATTGGTATTGTCCAGATTCAAACCAAATATAACGGTGTGAAATATTACATAGGTGAAGGTAAAGGTATTAACCAAAATGAGGATGAACAACACATTGCAAAATTGGGGAAACCAGTTAGTCAAAAAATGATTGTTGATTTTTTTAAAAAAGAAGAACAATGAAAACCACAGTAGAGCAAATCATAGATGAGTTCAATGAAGAATTAAAAGTAGCTATTGAAATTGGAAATAGTGACAAAATTAGAACTATAAAACATCTAATTACAATAGCAAAACTGCATTTACCAAAGGAGAAGGAGCAACAGAAACAACTTGTTATTGCTACTTATGTTGACTTAAAAATGAAAAATAATAAGTTACCTTATGGAATGGAGTATCTTAATAAAATTGCCAAATTAGAAGAAAAGGCAGAAAATTATTACCATACCGAATTCGGTGGATGGTCAATCAGCATTTGAAGAAAAGGCAGAACAATACTACAATAAACACTTTAAACCAGAATAACATGACAGATAGAAAAGTTAAAATTTGTGATTACGAAGAGAGGCAGCATCAATTGTTACTAGCGTTAAACCTAGTTGGTATTCCTATTGATTACATCATGGCAGACTTAATTTATTCAACCACATTAAAAATGAAAGAAAAAGGTGATAAAATGAATCTTCTTGATGGTGTTGAAATACAAAATGCTCACGATAAAAAGTGGGATGATTACTTTAAATCAGAATAAGATGTTAGAAGAAATATTAGTTGCAATTTTGGGTGGTATTTTAATGATGCTAATTCAATGGGATCCGCGGAATAAAAAATAAGATGACTAAGTGGGATAAGTTGAATAAAGAACTTAATGATGCTTTAGATACAATGACTTCTGAAGATTGGAATACTTGGGAATCAAAATTTAAAGAAAAACAAAACATTAAAAATCAAATGGAACAGACAGTAGAAGAAAAAGCACAAGAATTAGTAAAAATGTTTGAATTTGAAACTGAGGAAAATGAAATAATAGCCAAATTTCGAAAACATAAAGCTAAACAATGTGCAGTTATCGCAGTAGACGAAATATTGGAAGTATTGTATTCATTAAAGTTAGGTAATGCACTCGATCAAGAACTAGAATATTACGAACAAGTCAAAAACGAACTGAATAAATCAGATGAATTGTGGGCAACCGCAAAAAAGGTTTCAGAACATCAACCAAAACTTAAATAAATATGAAAACAAAATCACCAGTGCTATGGTTGGTCAATTGGATTTCAGATAATCCTGGTCACACATTAGAAATGTATGCAGAAGCCATTCAAACTGCACAGAAAATGGAGGAAAAGGAAAAAACCAAAAAACTCTACAATGAAGGTTTTGATGATGCACTGAAACAAATAGAAATGACTCACCTGATTATTTCAGCAGAAAGTAATGAAGAGTTAACCGAAAAACTTAAAAACTATATTGCTTTTGATTGGAAGTTGATTTGTAAAACTATTATTGCTTCAACAAGCAAAAGAACTATTCATTCACAGCTCATTTTTAAACCAAACAAGCGTGCTAAATGGTATAAAAAACGAAGTATTAAACAAGCATAACATGGACGATTATCCAAAATGGTTAAATAACCTTATTTTCTTCTTAGCCGGAATCGGTTTTTATGGTGTTTTGATTCACTATTTTTTATAAAAGCTATGACCTACTTTGAATTAAAGCAGTTTTTAATGTTAATTACAATATGTATTTCTTCCTTTTACATTATTGCTTTTGTTAATTTTAAGAAATGAAGAAGATTATTCAGGGACCAATGCGAGTTGCTTTGAGAGATATTACCGAAGAAATAAAATCAGTTTATGGTAAATTACCAGTGGGGAATAATGACCTTTGGGTAGTTTCAGCACGTACCTTATTATCAAAAAAAGTAAGAAAATTAAATGCTGAATTAGGAATTCACTTAGTTAACAAAAACGGATCGAGTATGTCAAGAAAAAGAAAAAAATGAAAAAAAAGAAAAAAGAATATGAACGTGTAAACAAAGGTTATCCGTTCGCTATGGCGTGTGTTAGTATGTCATTTATAGCAATGGTAATCATATTACTTTGCTTGATGATTGCAGCCAGAATTTAAGATTGAGGGTGTTTGGACTAAAGCGATTGCATACCGCGTTATTTTATTCACCCTCTTTTTCTTTCCTTAACTGATACATTACTTCATCCTTGCGAATATTTCGATGAATTACTCCAATAACTACACCTCCAGCAATTAATCCAATCAATATATTTCTTCTTTGTTCGTATGATTTACCTGCAACGAAACTAATGCCCAAAATACCAGCCCAAAACAATGGATTTAACCCGTAATACGATACAGCATCACGCGTCCAGTATTGTTTAGCTGTTATCTCGCCTTCTTCAAGTTTTTGTTTGTTATTTCGCATGTAATTGAAATAAACAGCATCTGCAGGTGTTGGAATTAAATCACTTGCGATTAATCCAATACCTACTGCTAACAACAACTGATTATGCCTAGAATCTTTCATATCAATTTTTAATGGACAACCACGTTACAAAACTAGTTGTTGTAATACCTCCAATAATCGCGTACCATTTGTAGCGCTTTTGTTTCTTTATTTCTTGATCCAAAATGGTTTTCTCATCCTGGCACAATTTCTCTAAATTTTTATTCTCAACTATAATGTCGTTGTATGCTTTTTTGATTTTATCATCATGAACTATAATTGCGTTCTGATTTAGGATGATTGAATCTTTTTCATTCAACTCTTTCAATTGGATTTCATTCAGCTGTTCTAAACGTTTTTTACTTTCATTAATGATTGCAAGTTTACGACCTTGTTCTAAATCGAATATAATTACCGTATCTGATTCGATAACTTGAACAGATGGATACTTACTCGTCTTTACCTGTGAAAATGCATCAGATGTCAGTAAAATGCAAAAAACACATATTACAAACTTAATTAAGTTCTTCATTGAAATAATTTTCTAGTTTATTTGAATTAAAATCATTGATTTCTTTCACTTTGTTAACGTAAACCACATTCACTTTGGATTTTAAATGTTTCAAACTATCCAGTGCACTATATGATTTATCAATTAACGTTTGTTTCTTCACAATTTGTGATTCCAGAAATTTAATTTGCTTTTCTCTTTTCGCAATGATGTCCAAAGAGTTTTGCTTGTATTTCTGCATGTATAAGTTAGACAAACTTTTTAATTGGTTCTTTTCGCTATTTGTTCTATTCCAAAAGAATAAACATAAAGCCAAAATAGCGGTTAAAATGATATTGTATAACTTATTGTTGTTCATTGTGTAAAAATAATATTTTTGTTAGTTAACATTTTGCAAAATCAGTAATTAAATATCTCCTTTTTAATTTGTAGTTATTTTTAGCCATTCTAACACCTCCATCAGCTATGTTCAATGCTTTTGCACATTCTTTAGAATTCATAAAAATGAAAGTTTCAGCTGTTAAAGTATCTACAACTTTCAAAGGTTTTTTGCTATTTGATTCAATTTGTTTTTTTATGTATGCTTCGCTTTTGAATTTTGAACCATAATTTGGATTGTTAACACCTTTAGAACTTAATGAAATTTTAAGCAAAGATTCTTGTGTATGTTTTTTACCATAAAATGCATTCTTATCTCCCAAAGCTTTTTCCCTCATAATTGACCTAGTTTCCATAGACAGCTTTTTCTTTTTAAATTGAGTATTTGTTAAAAAACAATTTAACCCTTTATCAACTGAATTATAAAACTCTTGCCAATATCTTTCACGTTCAAACAAATCTTTTTTCTCACATAATTCAATAACTTCTATCTGATGTAATTCAACAGAATGCTTAATCAAAGAATTATAAATAGCTCTTTGAAGTTTGATTCGTTCAGGATGCAAATAATAAGCGCATCTTTCTTTTAAACTATTAGCTTCACCAATATCTCTACCTGTTGGTGAAGTTATTTTGTAAATTCCAGATGTGCAAGGAAAAGCTTTTATTGTTTCGCGCAAAATTTACTGATTTTAATATATTACTTGTATGCTACATATTTTGTTGAACCACCTTGCTTAACTGCACGTAAAACTTGCTTACGTTGTTTACCTGTTGATTCATAAGATACGTGTACCCAGTCTGGATTAGCATCTGTACCAAACTCCCAAATTAATTGGTCAAATGATAAATGTTCCTTAATGTAGTCGAAAACTTGCTTATTGGTAATTTCTGTGCCATCCATATCAATATCAATAGCTTCACCTGTGCAATGTTGAGAAGTGGTAGATGCCCCTTTCGTCAACTTATTTAATTCAGCACTTCTGTAACCCGATGAAAGAAAAATGGGACGAGCAAAATGTTCACGAATAGGTTGAAAGATGTTTTCTGCCAACTTTTTAAAGTTCTCAATGTGTTCTGGGGTTGGCATATTACTAATGCCGTTTCTTTTTGCAGTTGAACTTCTTGTTACTTCTGCTAATTCTAAATTTTTACTTAATTGCATGTTGTTTATTTTATATGATTAATCTACTGTTTCTTCTTTGGTTTCTTCCGGTTTTTTCTTTGATGCCATAATACGACCAGCAGTTGTAATACCAAATGCACCTAAGGTCAATAACATAAACCCGTCAAAGATAAACTCTTTAATCACCAATTCATTTCCTAAAATTCCAGTAATTACATCTGAAATTAAAATGAACACCATTGAAAAAAACGAAACCACACCAACGAACGCTTGTTCATTGATATGATTGTTTTCACTTATTAATTGTTTGAAAAATTTAATCATAATTTATAGTTTTAATTTAAAAATCTTTGTTAATACCTATATTAAAGCTCAAAGCTCGATCATATCCTAATCCACTTTGAAAACAATAAACCAAAGAAAGTGAATAATTATTTTTTATTGGAATTGAAGTGTTAATATCCCACTCGAAAAGTAAATCTTTTTGATAATAAAAGTAGTTAACACCACCACTTACAGAAAAGCTATATCCTTCTTTTTGAAACAATGGATAAGTTATTTTTAATCCATTAAATTGATAATTTTTTAACAAGGACCAATAACCAAAATTAACACCCAAAGATATTCCTGATTGAAGATACCTTCCGTATTCAATATTTGCACCTAAAAGTTGTTTCCAATCTTTCATTGGTGAATTAAAAAACGCACCTGTTCCAACACATAAGTAATTCTTGTTTACTTCCTGTGCAAGAGTTTTGAAACTAATTAATAATAAACATATCAGAAATATTTTTTTCATCGTCTAACTGGTTTTTTAATGGGTGGTTTCGTCGCTGGTTTTCTAACAATAGGTTTTTTCACAACTGGTTTTTTCACTACAGGTTTTTTTGTTGTCCTCGTTGTTTTTGTTGCTCTAGATGTCCTTGTTGTTCTAGTCGTTTTCTGTGGTTGTTGTTTTTTAATTAAAGGATATATTATTGACCCAAGCATAATTAAAGCAAGTGCTAATGCACCTATCATAAAATTGGAGAAATTATTCAGTAAACTCATCATTTTTATTGTTTCTTCTTGACCAATTATTGTTTGTAAATCTAACAACCAATTTATGTCGTTTAAGGTTGTGTTTATTTTTCTATTAAATTCTTCTGATTTAATAATTTGTTTGACTTTGTTGGTGTCTTTTGATGTTAAAATCTGATTAATTTGATAATCCAAATCTTGCATTTCTAAATCAACTTTTGCAACCATTTTAGCTTCTTGATCAACTAAGTAAGTTTGTTTGTACTTTGCCCACATTGAATCTCTTTCAATTTTACTTTTTAGTATTTCATCTTTGTGAGATTGTAGTAATTTAATGTTTGATGTTGTTTCTGATAAATTGTCTTGAACGCTCGATCCATAATAATCAAAAATATGAGATAACAAAGGGGTTGGTTTCAACCTATCTTCTAAAATAGTTGTAGCCGAATTAGTAATGCTTCCTTCTACATATTTACCAAAACCAGCAATTAAAATAATGATAACGGTTAAAGTTACCATCAAAGTTGATTGTTTCATATTAATTATTTTTTAGTAGTTACTTTTCTTTTAATTGGTGTTCTTCGTTTATTTGTTGTTGATAATTTACCTTGTTTTGCATTGGATATAAATTCCATTGGATTATCTGAAAACTTTGTAGAGATTTTGATTATTCCTGATAATATTTCGGGGGAATTTAATCCCACCAAGCCATAAGTAATTGCTTTCCACATTGGTTTAATTTCAAATTGTTCTAAAATAAACCAAGCAATTAACGAAGCTATCATTGATGCAGCAACGTTACTTGAAACTTGTGACAATGATTTTTCTTGTGGATCTTTACTCGTAGCAATTCTTGCCAACATTCCTGCAGCACCAATTACTAGAACGATCCATCCTCCATTTAAGAATAATGGTATAAAATTGCTTAAATTATCCATATTTAAACTAAAACGTATCCTTCTTTATCCTTTTTACCATTATTATACATTGCACGTAAATCTGTTGTGCTCAAACCATTTGGTTTAATATAAAAATGTACTGGATCTCGGTAATTACCAAATGCTCCACCTCCACCCCAAGATAATCCTAAATCTTTTGCTATTTGAACAACTTTAGAATCTATCCATTGTTTGTCAGGTGTATTCTTTAACAAAAATATTTTACCATCTTTATTCTTAACATTTATGTCAATCGCAAATCCATAATTGTGACTTGAATAACCAGGTTTTGCGTTTGCTGAATTTTGATTGTGAAGTGTTGTCTGTTCTGCAAATGTTCTGTAGCCAGAAGTTGCATAAGCTGATAAATCTAATTGTTTTTCAATCTTTGTAAAAAACTCAGCGATTTTATTGCGAAATTTTGGGTGTAGTTTTTGCACAATTCCACGTGTGTGCGCATCTTTATACCATTTGGTATCTTTATCAAACCAATCTTTAGATGATTCGTCTAAATTACTTTTATTAAGTAAAATGTTGCCAACAATAATTGTAGCAACAAGTATACTTGCAAGTATTAATAACGTTTTTTTGGTTGACTTCATTATTATCTACTGGTTTGCAACAATATCTGATCAAGTTTATCATCCATTTTTGAAACATCGCCTTCTAACTTCATGATTTTCTCTTCCAAAGTCTTTACTTCAAATTGTGATACACCTTTGAACACATCAACCGCTTGAATATCGTTTTTAATTGTATTCACATCTTGTTTAACTTCTTTGATGTCTTTGGTATGTTCATCCAAAGTTTCTGATGTATTGTAATAAAAACCATATCCTACTGATAAAGCACAAATTACTGCAACTAATCCACTAATATAATTTGTGTATGCTGTTGCTTTTTTAATGTGACTTTCTAGTTCTAAGTGTTCTGTATTCATGTTAGTATATTTTGTTTAAAACAAATATTTCAGAATATATGGAATTAGCTACATTAGCTACACCCCATTCTGCAGTTATATTCAATGTATTATTTATTGTAGTATCAAAAGTTGTATTATTTATAATACTAAAGTCAAGACCTTCAAAATTAGTACCTGCATTTTTTATGTAAGAGAATATTCCTCCCGAAACAATTGATGCTACGCTAGCTGCTCCTAATGTTCGCACTGTAAAAGATATATCAATTTCCCAATGTTTATTTGTTGCCGTGTCTAATGCAATAACACCTGTATCAGCTAATACAATTGTACCAGTTTTTATTCTAAATCTAATAGTTGCTGAACTATTACAAGATAAGTGACCAATTAATTTAGCATGAAACGAATCTCCTACTTTAAATCCGTTAGCAGGAACTGATAAAGTTCCCACACCCGAACTAACTAATGATGTTTCTACTAAAGTATTTGTAATTGGTGTACTAGTGCTGGTTTGTGAAAATAGTCCATAATTCAAAGGCAACCCTCCTGGGCCACTTGAACTACCTGTCTGAAAACCAAAACAATTATCTCCCATATTTATTAATCACCCAAAACCTCTGATAAAGGAATTTCCCTTACCAATTTTGGACCTTTTTCTTCTAGTTTATAAACCCAGAACCTCATTGTAAACGTTTCATCAACTGGTTTAATCATGATAAACAAATCTTTGTGTGTACAATTTAATTCCTCTGATAACTTCTCTAATGTAGTTTGAATTGTGTCGTGAGTGATTTGCTCTTTGTCAATTAAACTACCTAATAAATTTCCTAACATACTGATTGATTTTTATAATTAATATTATTTTTTACCTAAAATAGCTGGTACACCTTGTGTCCATTCATAAGGATATGGTACAGGAATTGTGAAAATACCTAACTTGATTTTAAATGTTGAATCCATTTTGATTTTTAACTTCTGTGGCGATGTTAATGCTTTGATTAAATTGCCTTGGAATTTCGCATATAAATCTTTTGGATTTACAATTATAGTCAATGGAATATCTGAAACTGCATTTGCTTTTAAAATAACAGGAACGTCACTTTTGATTTGAGTAATGAACTTATCATCAACATAAATATCGTATTTCTGACCAACAAGATTAATGTCTATGTCTGTATTGTTTTCATAGGCGTAAACAATATCAAATGTCACCGCATCTAAACTAGCTTTTTTAACTAAAAACGACTTAATTTTATAAGTGTTTTTCATCAATTTAGCATATTGTTTCTTTAACCACAAAGCAGTACTTACTGTTACACCTACTGTTGCCAATAATAAAACGTACTTTAAATTCTTGTTTATTTTCATAACGTAATCAAAATTATCAATTTAGACCATACCTATTTATTTTTTAATTGTTTAAAGGCATAAATCATCATTCGTATTGCTACGTAAATCAAACTTATGCCAATTATTTTTAAGAGAACTTCATCTCTATGCATCCTGTTGTAAAATTACGAGTTTTTCTTGTAATTAAACTTGTCAAAATACCATTTGTACGTATCATGTAACCAATTACATATATCAACGCCTAAAACCTGTTTAAAATCGGGCTGATTAAGTGTTAACGAAGGTCTGATAGTATGTAAATCACTTGTCAAACCATAAACTTCATCATCCTCTTTCGTAATCTGTTGAATATTATCAAAATCATGCTCATATTGTGGCAATCCTAAATATTCATACACTCTGCGCATCTCAAACTCTGGGTTCAAACACAAATCTTCATAACGAATAAAAAGAATTTTTGAATCTTGACCTAAACGAATCATTTCTTGTATTCTTTCTACTGCACGACCAATTGTATTTGTTGAAGCCATCCATTCATCCACACGTTTGTGAACGATTGTACCACGTCCTGTCGAATCATCTCGAATTGGGTCGTGTTTCAATGGGTTTTTTCTATAAATCTTTTCATAAGAAGAAACAACAGAACGTAAATCACGAACTAAACAGATTACTTTTGGATCTGGATAGAACGATTCTAAGAAAGGTCGGTAAACTCCCCAACCTCTACTCTTGTCCATTACATACTTTTTATCGGTAATTCCGTTGAAATACCCTTCCATTCCTTGTTTGCAAAAATTAATGAATCCTTGTTCCATTAACTTTGCGTCTTGAGCTTTAAACTCAGGCGAGGTACTAAAATTAGCCCTTGCTCCAAATACCAATTCCAACATACCAGATGTCGGAGTAACGTAGAAGTCAGGATTTTGTCCTATGATATTTTGGAAAATAGTACTACCACTCCTTGGCATACTACTTTGAAAAAATACTTTCTCAATCATATTAAAGTGCTTTTACAGCTTCAATAATATCTTCTACGTTGAATATTTCTTTTTCATCATTATAAGGAAACTCCAACAAGTTACCAGCGATGTTGTATTTTGAGAATACAGCTTGCTTTAACTCAGGTGTTGCAGTTTCTTTATTTGCTTGAATGTTAGTGTTATTCTCATAACCAAAAACACTTGATTTATTACCAATCCAACAAACAACAGAATTAAGATCCAATGCTTTCGCAACGTGTTGTGCAAAAGAATCAATTAGAAGGCGTTTTGAAGACAATTGAAGTAATACTACCAATGCACGAAAATCTGCCGTGACAGGCGTTGTATTGTTCAAGTGTAATTGGTCTTCTCTACGAATATGGATAATATTATATTCCTCAACAAATGCATCAACAACTTGTTGTGCTACACTTTGTGGAATATCACGCATCCAGGAATACTTAATTTGTTGATCCGAACCTCCACCATTGGTTTGTAAAACCATAAGTGGTTTGTCTGATTGAAATTGATTGGAATAAAAATTAATTTCTCGATTGGTTAAATATAATTTAGGTTGTTCTTTATTGTATTTAACATTAAACATATTACACCATGTTTTAATTAAGTGACATTCTTGTTGAATGTGACTTGTTTCAAAATATGGATTATGTAGAAACATTTTAACTTTTTTACCTTCAATAAAATCTTGGTAGAAATAATTAAGGTTGTTATGAGCAAGACATTTGTCTACATGTGGGTTACACAAAAAAACTTCCGGGTAAGACGTAATTACAATAAGTTGGTCTTTTGGAAATTGTTTTTTAATGGCTTCACAGACAGCAGTGGCCATAATTGACTTGCCGATTCCACCATCAATCTGAAAAATTAAGTTTTGCATTCTTATTTATTTTGATAATTAATATTAAACTAAAGCAGGTGCAGTTTCAATTTCAGCTACTAAAGCATCAATTAAACTTGCATCAAGATCTGAATATTGTACTCTCCAACCATCTCCGTCTTTTGGTTGCCAATCAGCGAACATATCATTAAAAATATTGATTGCATGGTAATCTTTTGTTGCAGGGTTACCTTCTGGTTTGAAAGAATAAACATTATCGACTACAGGTTGAACTGTTGTTAAAGATGATGTTGCTACTTTTTTGTTGTAGTTATCACCAATTAATTGAGTTTCTCCGTATCCAAAGATGTGAAGCGTACTCCATACTACTGTGCTTGTTGCTTTTGCCATTTTGTATATATTTTTTGTTAAAATTAATATTTTATTTTGTTTAAATCTTATTTCTATGGTACTATTGTTAATATACCTGCGTTACTATATACAGCACCACTAGGTAAACCAGCGGATGAAGTTGGAATAGATTTAATTGATAAGTTGTTGACGAAAAAGGTGTTTGTTCTATCTGTAGTAATTCCCATACCTGCAATGAATGAACATGCGCTT